AGACTTCACCTGTCTTTTTATTGCTTATTTTCTCTATTATATTCTCTGGTTTTATTAACATTACGTTGTTACCTCTCTTGGCTGTATCTGTAGTATAGAAGCTATAACGTGCAGCTCATTCGCGTCACTAGCTTGTACTTTTAATATCTCACTTTCCTCTACTACAAGGGGGTGAGTTAAAAGTTCGGTTGTCGTATTAGTTGCTACGGTCTTGGTTTTAAATAAACTAAACACATTACCAGAGCTGTCTGTCAAAGTAACATCTAGATTACAACTAGAACCAGCATCGTTAGATACTAATATTGATTTTACCAAAGCAACGTTTGCAGTTGGTGTTGTGTACAACGTTGTGTTGTCAGTTGTTGTTAGATCTACTTTTGCGTTTACGAAACTATTTGACATTAATTTAAAAAGAAGTTTTGAGCGTCAACTTCATCCTTTAGTTCTTGTTGAAATGTTGTGTTTAATTTTTGTATTATACTATCAAGATCCCTTACCTGTGCATCAGCAACATCTTGACTATATTCTTTAGCAGGTCTCGTTAATATCTGTACTATCTTTGCCATTATCTTCTACCATCCGGTTGTATGTCTAATCTAAATCCACCTAATTTCCAATTTTGTTGCGCAGCTGTGTTTGCTATCTTTAAAGATATAGCTCTGGCTCTAGCTCTAGTATCTACCTTTGTTGTTGATGAACTAATGGTAAAAGGTCCAAGAGCAGAACTTGCTTGTGAGTCATTAGAATAATTTCTTAATTGTAATGTAATTTGTGTATTACCAGTTTGAGATACAAAGTCTGGTATGAATCTTCTTATCTTTGCAAAAAACTCACCATCACCGCCTTGACTTATATCAAAGTCTCCTGACTCAATATTAGAAGTTATTGCTGTTGTAGTTGTGGTTGTAACCTGATCTGTACCTGTCTCATGCTCGTAGTAAATTGTGCACCCGTCTGTATTACCAACAACATCATAAGAGTTGTTAGAGTCAGCATCGTAATCTGTAGCGTGTGGTTTACCAAATACAGCAGAATCTTGCCACGTTGTTCTGTCTAATGTGCTCGTGGTCCAAACAGGTCTTTGAGGTGTAGACTCAATGTAATTGTAAGTTACACATCGATCAATTACTGTTGCACCAGAAGAGCAATAGAACCAATTAATCTCACCAAACAAATTGTTTAGTCCAGCGTTAATAAGTTGATTAGCTGTAGTATTTAAATCATTATAAACAAAGTCTTCTACTAAACATGGTAATGATTGTAGAGCACCAGCGTATTTAAAGAAACCATTTTCTGAAAACCAATACGCAGCGCCATCTACTTCAACAGCTGCGTTCTGTCCTATCAATCCACAGTTTGTACCTACTTGTGCGAAACCAAATGTAAAAGGTGGTCCAATAAATCTTTGTGTAAATAAAGCAGTGTCTGTCCAAACGTAGATAGCGTCACGACCTCTAACAGCTCCCATAATTCTAGATCCGTCTGCAAGTCTCTGTGTGCCGGCAGTATTGGTAGCTGTTGGTGTGTAAGTGTTAATGTCCTCTTGGTTAGAGAATCTTATAAACATTTCATCCTGTGTACTTGGAGTTCCTATTGTAGTTTCTGTTCCAAAAAATACTAAGTGTCGATCAGGTGTAGACACGATCATGTCTCTTGACGCTGTAGGTGCACCTGCAATAATAGAAGCTCTTGTTGTTGTTGCGTTAGCAGCATTTGAGTCCCATTCAAAAACTTGTCCATTATGTATTAGTGCAATAATTTTACCACCAAAGTTATCTATTGACCAAAGACCTGGATCAATTACTAAATCTCCTGACGCTGCTTCACCCCACGCTACGAAGTCAGAACTATTTGTAATTGTTGCGCCATCGGAGTGTGATGCAGCTGTTGTGCCTCTCGCCCCTCGCGTCACGCCTGTTAATGTGCTGCCTGAGATTCCGGTGTAAGATATTTCTTCTGACCCTATTTGAATATGATTTGTACCTGTCGACGGAAAGTTAACGGCACTGGTCAAAACAATGGTTGTCGTGGATGCATCAATTGCTCCGTTCAAAGTTGTTGTAAGTGCGTTGGCTACTGTACCACTCCAAGAAGCTAGCCCCCAACCAAAACCTGGTAACTGTTCTGCTGGTCCAACTGAGTAATAAGATTGAACTCTGATACCACCTGATGTTGTAGCACCCGACCCTGTTTCATTTGACGGCATTGTAATTGTTATTGTTAAGTTAGTTGGCGCAGATGTCACCATAAATTTTTTATCGTCAAAATCAGAGGCTCCAAAATTAGAACCTGTAATAGTGCTAAAGTTGTCTAATAATATTATATCCCCAGGTGATAAACTGTGACCAGAGGAAAAAGTTATTGTCACCACAGCTGATCCGTTTGTTGTGGTGAAAGCGCTAGTAAGTGTTGTTGTGGCTCTAATGGGATGTATGTCATAAAACACACCTCCTGAGTACGCGTATAAAATTCTATTTGTGCCTATGATTGAAAACTTTTGACCACTTCTATTTACAATGTGATGCATGGCTCTGGCTGCACCTGTTATTTTATTATTACCTAATTGTTGCCAACCACCTATTTTTTCTGGTGTACCATATCTAAATCTAACATTGTCACCATCAACCCATTGTCCTTCTGCTTGAGTATCGGTAATCTGTTTGTTGAATCCTGGTAAGAACTGTACTTTTTGTAATGCCATAATCTACCATTATACTAATTTTTGGCTAAAAATATAGACTATTCTAGCTCTGGGATCAAATCATTTCATTTTAGGCCCATAGGTAAATAAAGTAAGAGTTTTTCTTTCTCCTTTAGTTACAGGGCTAACCTGATGATTTAAGTATGATTTAAATATTAGTACAGATCCAGGTTTTTGAAAACCTGGTATTTGATATTCATTTCCATTAAAATAGCTAAATACGCCACCTGTGTAATCTTCAGTAGATAAATTTACTAAAACAGTTAATTTCATATCATGCACGTCTGATCTAGAGGTATCAATATGCCATCCATAATTACCCGATTTGTCAGCGCTATAGATGTTGTAAAAACAATTCTGATACTCATTAAAAGGGTATAGGTCATACCCAAAATAAATGTTATTTATGTAATCAATACACGGAATTACTTTTTGCACCAGATTAAGTATTTTACCTTGACGTAAAATTAAAGTTTTAGTTTGCTTTTTTGAATTTCCCTCTAAATCATGTGCAGTATTCTGTTTTTCTTCAATACTGTCATAATTATTTTCTATATACTTATTTATTTTTAATATCTCTTCTTTATTAAAAAAATGTTCATGGAGCCAAAATTCAACACAATGTTCCATTACATATACCTCTTAATTTCATTGTCTCCCTCATAGCAAGCAAAAGATAAAACTATTCTAGGAGTTATTCCAATAGCTCTATGTTCTTCTCCTTGAGGAATATGTAGAACTTTTCCTGGTTCTAAAATAATTTCTTCTTCTGCATTTTTGTATAAAGTCTTTCCATGAAGACCTAATATGAAAACGTCATACTTATCTATGTGAGGATTACACTTACCTCCAGAAGAGAAACTTACAAAAAAATGCATGTCAGAATGTTTTTGTTCTTTATTAAAAATAGTATTTAAATCTCTGTACAAATAAAATAAGTCTTTATCTTTTTGAACATTGCATATAACAAAAGAATTATCGAATATAAAATTCCTCATCCAGTTTCCATTTAATTCTGTTTCAAAATTATTTCTATCTATAATTTTTATAAGATCATTAAAATCAAAAGATTTTAATTCTAGTCCTATGCTTTTAGTATCTATAAGTTTCATTTAATTAAAAGTTATAATAGCAATCATTCTTATACCATACTCAGGAAAATACATGTAATGTGGTCTATCTTCAAAACATATAATTTTAAAAAGTTCTGGTTCAATTACTTTAATTTTTGTTTTTTTATCTCTATCTAGAATAACTGTTTTAGAATTTTTATCTTCAGTATTATTTAAATAAATTATTATTTGTTTATGTGGTATTAAATGATCTCTGTGTATATTGCTTTGTTTAAGTTTATTTTTAAAAGTAGTATTAATCGCGCACCTTAATATCTTTTTATATTTTATTTTGTGTTTCTTACAAAAATTTTTTAAGAGATCAGAAAAGAAAGGACCTAAAAAAGAATTATGTTCTGGCTCTTCTTCTCCTCTTTCTTCATATCTATGAATAACAGTATGACAAAAGAAATAATTATTATCTCCAGCAACGGCGTTATGTTGTAAAAACATTGGAAAATTATTATTATAAATAATATTATTATTAATATATTCTATGTCTTTATTGTTTAAAAAAGATTTATCTTCTACAAAAAACATTTTATTTTTTAATTTTTATATTCCATTCGGTTTTATTATCTAATTCTTTTATATAAACTTTCTTTTTATTATTATCTTTAACAAACTTTAAAAGTTCTTTTGTATCTATTATAACCCATTCTTTTTTATTTTCCATTAAAATCTTATCTGCCTTATTTGGTAAAGTAATACTCTTACCCGTTTCTCCTGCATAATTTTTTAAATGACGCACATCAAATGTAAAAACTTGATTAGATATATTTTTCAACATACCTTTTACTTGCCAATGCCCCTTTTTATTTTTGTTCCATTCTATATTTGTTAAATGTTTTTCAACAAATTTTAAATTTAATTCCATAGACATATAATATAAAATAACATATAAAGCAAACTGATAACAAAGAAAGTTAGTATATGGATCAACAACATAGCACTTTTTGGCCTCTTAAACTAGATACGGTAGAAAGCTGGTCTTATTGGGACGATGCTTTTTCTAAGGAGGAGTGCGAAAAAATAATTAAACTAGGTAATTCATTAGTAAAAAAAGAAGGAACTATTTTTGGTGAAAATAAAGGTTTTAGAAAGAGTAAGGTTTCATGGTTATATCCTTGTGATGATACAAACTGGTTATACAAAAGACTCACTGATATTATAGTAGAATTAAACAAAAGATATTTTCAATTTGATATTGATGGGTTTGGAGAAGGTTTACAATTTACCCATTACAAAGAACCTGACGGTAAATATAAAAAACACGTTGATAAAGGTTATGACGGATTAACTAGAAAACTTTCATTGGTATTACAACTATCTGATCCCAACACTTATGAAGGTGGAGATTTGTTAATGCACATAGATGATCCAGGACAAAAAATTGAAAAGAAACAAGGTAAATTAGTTTTGTTTCCAAGCTATGTCTTACATGAAGTTACACCTGTAACAAAAGGGGAAAGATATTCTTTAGTTGCTTGGTTGACTGGAAAACCTTTTAAATAAAATTAGCCGTTGATTTTGACCCAACCTTGAGTGTTGTCAGCTCTGTACACATCATCTTCCCATACATATTGATCTGGAACAGGCTCTCCGTTATATGTCTGTCCATCAATATAAGTTTCAGGCATAGGAATTGGAGCTTCGTATTGACAAGTTGTTTCGTTTAAAACCCACTCTTGTTGATCAGGTTCTTTTGGTTGTATAAAAGCATCTTTGTCAGCATCATAAGTAAAACCTTTTCCTGCGAAATTTTTTCTTAATGGTGTTCCACCTAAAACATGAACGCCTCCATGTGTATTATAAGAAGTTTGTTTCCAAACAGATGTTTCATCTTTAAATAATTTTCTGCAAAATGCTTGCCCAGCTTCTTCAGTTGGAGCATCTGCATCAGATACAACAATTACTTCTAATACAATATTATTTTCGTCTAATTTAGCAAAATGAGCCATTATGGTGCAAACTCCCCGCTAGATGTGAATGTATGATAAGTGTAACCTCCAGCTGAAGTCACAGTTCCACCTGTACCTTGTTGTGGTCCAGAGTATCTAACAATTACAATTCCTGATCCACCAGGTTGTCCTCTTCCGGCTCCACCGCCTCGATTTGCTTGTCCGGCTTGACCGCCGCCTCCGGTTGCAGTTCCGCCGTTTCCGCCTCCGCCTTGGCCACCTGAACCAACAGGTCCGTTCCAAGTTCCGTTACCGCCACCACCAGCATAATAAGTTCCTAGTGATTTCCAATCTGTTCCGTCACCGCCATTTCTACCTGTCATAGATCCACCTGCAGACATACTTTGGCCCGACTGAGAATGTCCTCCTCCGCCGCCTCCAGAGTCTGAATAACCAGGTCTAGGATCGTTTCCTCTTCCTCCAGGATTTCCTTGTCCAGGTGTTCCTGGTCCAATTCCACCTCCTGATTGAGCTGATCCTCCGCCACCTCCGGATCCACCAGTTTGTTGAGATTCTCCACTTGAACCACCAAGTGCAGTGTATCCAAATCCTGTAGTGTTAGGGGCTTGTGTTTGTCCTGATGCTCCTGCACCAATAGTAATAGTTTGTGGGTTGGCTGATGAAACAGAAACGCTATCTTGTTGTAACATTCCTCCCGCGCCGCCGCCTCCGGCACCGCCTTGTCCGCCGCCAGCACCGCCTCCGCCAACTAATAATACATCACAATCGTATTCTCTTATGGATAACGAAGTGCAACCAACTCCTTTTGCTGATGCTGCTCCAAATGTTCCTAATAGTGGCATCTTTCTACTCCTCTCCTATTATGCAAACTGTGTTTGTGCTGCTAATGCTGTAAACGCTGCATCTCCAGTTTTGAAAATAGTATATGTATACACATCAATTGAGTTAGCATTTCCAGCTGAAGGTGCTGAACCACCTTGCCATTCTGGAGTGATGCTTGATCCGTCAATAGTCACTGCGTTGTTGTAATAAGCTGAACTTCCTTGTGTTACCAAGTGAGCTATTGTGATTGACTCGCCTGTATCCATGATACTGTTTAAAGTATTTGAACCATCGCCTCTGATGTTAAGTGTGTAGTTACCTGAAGCGTCAGCTGTAAAGTATAAAACTGCTTGTGTAATTACATCATAGTTAACTGTTCCAGTCGCCGCTGTTGCTGCTATTGTAGCTTTCTCTGCTAATTGCTCAATTTTACCAGCGCCTAAACTTACTCTTCCAATTCCTTTTGCAGCAATACTTAAATCAACATTAGTGTCTCCACCAGTTGCAGTTACGCTTGGAGCGTTACCTGTTGCTGCGTTTGTTACATCGATTTGGTTTACTGCTGATGCAGTTGTTTGAAAGATAATTTGTTCATTTCCATTTTCGTCTCCGATAAAGTGTGCATCATCAATTAAAATGTTTTGTGAATTTGTGTCTAAGTTACCACCTAATTGAGGTGAAGTATCATCAGAAACTTCTTTTATACCTGTGTTGATTGTTACAATATTTGGATTAGTTCCATCATCTGCTGCTGCAAAAATTACGGCATCGCCTTTGTTTGTTGCAGAAAATGTAAATGAATCTCCAGATCCAGACACGTATTTAAATTGTACTGTGTATGCTCCTGATGTTGAATTTCTTAAAAAGTAAAAAGTTTGTACATCTAAAGGAATTGTAACAACTTGGTTTCCTGTAATTGTACCTGTGAACTCAATCATTCTGTGAGATAATACAGCTCCAGTTGATCCATCAGATACTGATAAAGTTGTAGTCTGTGCACCACCTGCTATTGATTGTTGTGTAAATCCGCCAGAAATTTGTTCGATAATTTGTAAATTGGTATTAGTTTTTGTTCCCCACGTTCCCGCGTTTTCACCGGTTGCCTGAAGTTCTACTCCTAAAGGTGTATATGTTGAAGCCATATTTTATCTCCTAATTTTGCTTACGCAACATCTGTATAACTCGTATTAGAACCTGTGTCAACTGCTTGATACGCTTGAATACCAAAGCCGTCAGAAGTTCCAAAAGCAGCTACACTTGAAGTTGCTGATATTCCAGTTAACGTTATGTCAAAACTTATTGTTAAACTTGGTGTTCCTAAACTAGTCGTTGCAGACTGCCCTGTCAAGCCCATAATATCGGCAGGTGCTAAAGATCCTACGCTAGAAGTCATTGACTGGCCAGTTGGTATTACTATAGGATTTGAAGAATCCTCCGTGCTACCCAAAGAAATAGTTGCAGAAAGTCCAGTTAAATCATAAGCCGTTTCTATAACCACTGATCCAACAGAAGATGTTGCACCTATACCTGTTAATGCCATTACATCTGTTGCAACCACTGATCCAGCAGAAGACGTCGCTGACTGACCAGTTAAAGTTAGAGAAACATCACCAACTATTGTAGGTGAGCCAACACTTGATGTTCCAGAAACTCCTGTAAGTCCCATTACGTCCGCAGGAGATAATGAGCCAACGGAAGTTGTTGCTGATTGACCAGTTAATAATACGTCTCCTTGTATGCCCCAAGCATCATCATTCCAAGCAGCTCTGCCCCAACCAGTGTTAATCTCTCCTGTTGCTGTAATTGTTCCAAGGCTTGTTGTTAGTCCAATACCTGTTAATTCTAAAGATGTATCACCAACTTGTCCCCATTCACCTTCGTTCCAAAATCTACCACCCCAACCTTTTTCGTTAAAAGCTTCTATGCTTCCAACAGAAGAAGTCATTGATAAACCAGTTAAAGTTAAAACTGGGTTTGTGCTGTCACCCCAAGTTTCAGAGTTCCAAGTATTTCTACCCCAACCATTTAAAGAATATGAATCTAATGTTCCAAGTGAAGATGTTGCAGATACACCGGTTAATTCAACACCGTCATCGTTTTGTGCTCCCCATTGACCATAATTCCAACTTAGTAAACCGTAAGTATCAGGGGCAGGAGTGTTTGCTTGTCCACCCATACCTGAGTGATTGGTGCAATAATAATATAAAGTTGGTGCAGAAGCTGCAACTGTAATTTGTGTATACGCCCCAGCGCTCCCTGGCGTTCCATTCGTAGTAACTCCAGTGGTATATTCACTTCCGCTATTGTGTGTTCCGTCTGATGTTGTAGAAAATCTTAAAGGGTGATTAGCATTTGTAGAATCAGATTGATCAAAAATATAAGTGTAACCTTCACCTAAATTAACGGTATCTTGTTGCACACCATCAAGAGCATATTTATTTCCAGAGCCAGTGGAAACCACTGTAACTGCTAAAGTTCTAGCATAGCTTGCTACAGGAGTATCAGCTTGTCCACCCATGCCAGAGTGGTTAGTGCAGTAATAATATAAAGTTGGAGCAGAGGTAGCTACAGTAATTTGTGTGTATGCCCCAGAGCTTCCTGGTGTCCCGTTTGTAGTTACACCGGTAGTGTATTCAGAACCACCTGAGTGCGTCCCATTACTTGTTGTAGAAAATCTTAATGGGTGAGTGCTGTTTGATGAATCAGATTGATCAAAGCGATAAGTTCTACCCTCAGCTAAATAAACGGTATCTTGTTGAACACCGTTAATAAAATATTTATTTCCAGAGTCGGTGCTAACAACCGTTACTGTATAAGTTCGAGCAACGGACATCCGTTAGCCTCCCTTACGCTATTCTGATGATCGCGTTTGATGCGTCTGCTGTTGGAAACTGAATTGTAAAAGTTCCGCTTGTTACAGTTTTGTCAGAACCAAAATCGATTGCACAAACTGCCGGATCACCTGTTGCTGAGTCGTTAAAAATTAAACATCCTCTTGCTGTGAAAGAAGCAGATGTAAAACTCGTGTCAGCGAAATCACAAACTGCAGTGTCTGAGGATAAAGCAGGAGTCACGCTTGTAAGTGCATTTCCTTTTGCAGTGTACCCAGATCCAGAAACTTCGTTCGAAGTTGTGTACGCAGTTGTAGATTTGTTTAACGTTGCATCACTTGTGTACAATGCTAAGTTAAAAGTATTTCCACTTGACGCAGTGAAATTGTGAGTGCCTGTTAAGATTTCAGTTTTGAAACTATTACAGATTGCTGATGTTATTGCCATAATTAACTCCTAATTTTTACGGGTTTGTTGATGGAACAGTTATTCTAACAGCGCCATCTGTGTAGTCATCTCTTCTTCTTCGACCGAGTTGTTCTACACCAAACTTGTCTAGCTCTTGTTTATACTTATTTTCATATAGTGTCAACATATCTTGTGGACCTTTTAAGAAAGCATAGGTCTCTGCCAGACAGCAATATAATAGGCCATTAGGGAAGTTTAGACTGATATAATTACTCTGATTATCAGAGGCTAAAGTAGCTGGCATTTTATTGAAATGAACCCTGAATTTGTATGTAGTGTCGGGCACAGGGGCAAACATTATTCTGCCTGAATTTGTATCTCCATCTCCAGTGGCTCCTCCAAACATAGCATAATATTTAGGTTGTCCTCTTTTTGCTGATTCTGTTGATGGTATATACTCTTGTAGATATGTGACATCTTTCTTTTCTAAAAATCTGTTATTGCCTGTTATGGCTGAAGTTGAATCATAAACTTGTATGGCTCTGATAAATAAACATCCACCTGGAGCATTTATTGTTTCTTGACCTGTAACTAAATTACCAGACTGTTGCTTTCTATCAGCGTCGATAGGAGCGTCTCGCATAATTCTATATTGTGCATTTAAAATTATGTTTTCTAATTGGTCTGCTGTTAAAACATTTGAATCTACTTCTGTGTAGTTTCTAATTTGTGTAATCAATGTGCTGTAGCTTATTCCTGCCATTATGGTGTTAATGTGACCGGCCCTGCCGTTACAAACATTCCTCCTGCTCTCTCCGTTACAGTAGGGGTTGATCCTAATGTAAACGTATAATTATTTGTTCCTGTTACTGTTATACTAAATCCTGAAGAATTTTCAAACGCTGTAAAAGCAACGCCCCCTGGAGACCCATCTACGTTTCTAAAAACGACTGTATCTGAGCTAGATCTGCCGTGGCTAGGTTCTGTAACTGTAATTGTCGTGCTACCAGATGTTATGTTAAAAGGATTTCCTGGTAATAAATTCTGTGTAGCTGGCTCTGTTCTAGCTGGTTTTGCCATTGGTAAACCTTCTGGATCAGCGCCATGTGGTTTTGGTTGTAGTTGTGGTTGTTTTGGTTCAAATTCAGAAACATGTACTTTAGAACCATTCCATTCTGTAACCATTTCTTTGTATGGAAACTCCATACCAGATCTATCTGATATAAATTTAGCGAATTTACCTTTTGCAAAATTAGACATTTGGATAATAAGTTTTCGGGGTTATAAATGAACTTGAAGAAGAACCATCTTCTGCTAAGGCTCTTTGTAATTCATCTTCATAATATAGTTTCATTTGTTGTGATAATTCAGGTTTAAATTTTTGTGCTAAATAGAAAGCTAGTCCAGATACCATACAAGGAACAAATCTATATGGCACATCTGTTGCGTTAGTGTAGTCACCAATATCTTGTATTCTTTTAACAAAATAATAATTAATTGTATTACCAGCTTCCGATGAACCTGGTGTTAAATATAAAGTGATTGTAACTTTATCAATAAATCTCTGAACGTAATATTGTGATGGTTGACCTGTTGATGTTTTATTAGAAAGAGCTTGATATGTAGATCTATTTATTTTTGTAAGAGGTGAATCAACACTTGAAGAATTTCTATAAACAGCTTCTAAGATATCATCTACACCATAGATGGCTGTAGCATCAGAAGTGCCATCACCTGTAGATCTAAACATAGTGTAAACTGCTTGACCGTTAACTAATGTAATTGAGTTGTTTCCTATTTGCCAATAATGAAGTCCTCGGTTACCCCACTCTTGAAATAAAATATTTAAAGATCTTCTTGCTTGGCGCATCTGATTACCAGATACACTTTGCAAACCAATTCTTTCATACGCCTCTTCAATTATCTCGTCAATAGCGAAATTTTTATCAAATATTACTGTACCCGAAGTAGTGTTGGCCATTTAAACTCCTTAACCAGCAGTTATACCAGGACCAGAAAACTTATCTGTTAATAATGTGTAAGCAGCAACATTTGTTTTAGTTTTACAAAAAATTCCTTTTGGAAATAATATTCCATCTTCAGGGAATGAAAAGTTAATTACATCTCCTGTAGGAACATCTCCAACGAACAACGTAGTTCCAGAATTTGAAGTTGTTGAAAGTTCTAAAACACCAGCTCCACCACCATCAGAAGCTATAATTAAACCTCTTAATCTAATTGGTTGAGCCACGATTGCAGTAGCTCCAGCTGCTGCATCTGATCTTGTTGCTTGTATATCACCTTTACTTGCCATTTTTTATCTCCTTATTGGTCTTGGTGGGTATCGAGATCAAAAAGTCTCGAGGTTTCCCACCAAGATAAATTATTAACTTACTGCTGCACTAAATGGTGTAGCTGCATCACCAGTACCACCAGTGTTGACTTGTACGCCCCATCTGTTTGCACCGATTGCTTTGCA